AGTGCTGCAGCTTTAACCATATTTTTCATATTCACCTCTAAATATAGTATTAACTTTATTTATTATTATATACCATAATAATCTTTTCTTTTAAACTTGTTTTACGATATGAAGAATAATTATTATTAACTGCCTGCATAAATGTTTTTGGATCCCCTATTAATGTTAAACTCTTCTTAGCTCGCGATACTCCCGTATAAATTAATTTATTATAAAGCATTCTATAATATGATGAAGAAATTGGCATTAAAACATGCATAAATTCACTACCTTGACTCTTATGAATAGTTATAGCATAAGCATGCTTAATTTCTTTTAAGTCTTTCTTAGAATATTCTACTTTATTACCATCAAAATCTATAATAATTTTATTATTATAAATACTTTCTATAAAACCAACATCACCATTAAATACATTATTATCTAAATCATTTACCAGTTGAATTACTTTATCATTTTCACGATATATAATATCTCCATAAGTAATTTCTTCCCGCATTTTACTTCTAGGATTATAAATATTTTGAAGTAATACATTTAATGCATCAATTCCATTTTCACCCTTATACATCGGTGCTAAAACTTGTAAATTTCTCTCATCAATATTCTTACTTAATGAATATTTTATAATTTGTTCAATTGCTTCATTTATCTTTGATTTATCACAACTTACAAAATTATAATCATCTTTCTTATTTAAAAAATCTTCACTTAAATCATTATTTTTTATTTCTTTTGCTAAAAAAGGTATATATGAGTTATCACTCTGACGATATATTTGGTTTAAGGGTATATAATTAAAATAATCGCTTTCAATTAAATCATTAAGTACTAACCCTGGACCAACACTTGGAAGTTGGAAAGTATCCCCTACAAGTATAAGCTTAACACTAGAACTAATACCATTAAGTAAAGCATTAAATAGTGATACATCTATCATACTTACTTCATCTACTATAATTAATTTATGATGTGTTCTATTATATTCATTATATAAAAACTCATTACTTTCTTTAAACCATTTTAAATATCTATGTATAGTATATGCTGGTAATCCAGTAGATGAATTAATCTTTTTAGCAGCTCTACCCGTCGGAGCAAGTAATGCTATTGTCTCCATTATATCAGCACTACCTAATTTATATTTATCTATATATAATTTAACTATAGCATTTATAATAGTTGTTTTACCAGTCCCTGGTCCACCAGATATAATAGTTATATTATTATTTAAAGCACTCTTTATAGCTTTTTCTTGTGTTTCATTATAATCTATATTTAACTTCTTTTCTAATTCTTTTAACTTTTCATCTATATTATACATCATCTTAGATGGTATTCTATCTATCTTTCTTAAAGAAGCCGCAATACTAACTTCTTCTTTATAATATTTTTCTAAATATATTCTTTTATCTTCTTTAACTACCTTTTTTTCATTTTCTAAGTATTCTAAACACTCATCAAATGCTTCTTTAGATAATTCTATATTAAAACTTTTAATTAATTCACCAACTACTTCTTCTTCATAATAATATGTATCCCCAGTATTATTAGATAAATTTTCCATAGACTCTTGCAAGCAAGCATATATTCTATCCGGTGTATCAACACCATAAGTATTTATATATATACTATCTACCTTTTTAAAATCTACTACTTCTTTTAAGTCATAAAAGTTATTTTCTAACACATCATCTATTCTTTCTTTAAAATGATTATATATCTTACTACATTCTTCAATAGAAAATCCTAGTTTTTGAAGTTTTAATATAACTTCTTCACTTTTATTAAAGTTAACTAAAGATGCATATATCTTTGTTGCTCTAACTTCAGTCATACCTTCTATTTTTAATAGATTATTTTTATTTTCTTTAATTATCTCTAATGCTTTATCACCGAATTCTTCCACAATTCTTTTAGCAGTTACTTCCCCACAACCAGCTATAAATGAACTAGCTAAAAAATCTTCAATCGCTTCCTTGGAAGTAGGCATCTCTACTTCAACTTTATCTATTACAAACTGCATACCCCATTTATCATTTTTAACATAATCACCATAAATAGTCATTGGTATATCCAAATTTAAATCTAACATGGTACCAGTAACAGTAATAGTTTTATTAACTTCAAGTTTTTTTACATTAGTTTCTTTAACCCGAAATAAAGCGACCACAAAGCCACTTTCTTGATTATAGAATATTGTCTTTTTTATTTTACCCTTAATGTAATTCATATCTTTCTTCTAACTATTTCTCCCACTTTTATATTTTCTGGTACACTAACAAGTAAATAATTACTTGTATGTCCTTCACTTACATTATTATCACACGTCTCAATTAAAATATCAAGTTCTTTATCTTTAAACTTATTATAATAATCAACCTCTAACATATGGCTTACAGCCATAAGTCTTTTAACCCGCATCCTTTTTACTACTTCATCAACTTGTTCTTCCATATTAGCTGCAGCAGTCCCTACTCTAACAGAGTATGGAAATACATGTATCTTACTAAACTTAATTTTTTTACTAAACTCTAAAGTATTTAAAAACAATTCTTCCGTTTCGTAAGGAAAACCTACAATAATATCAGTTGATATACTTATATCAGGTCTAATACTTCTAATTTTTTTTATTTTTTCTTCATAATATGCTAAATCATATTTACGATTCATTCTTTTTAATATTTCATCACTACCTGCTTGCAAAGGTATATGCAAGTGGTCACATACTTTATCATTATTTTTTAACATATCCAAGAATTTATCATTTAACTCAGTTACTTCAATACTAGATATTCTAATTCTTTTAATATCATCTATTTTAGATAACTCATTAATTAAATCAGTTAAATCATATCCATTATTTAGATAGTGACCAGTATGTATACCAGTTAAAACAATTTCTTTATGTCCATGCTTAGCAAGTTCTTTTGCTTCCTTTATAACTTTATCAAAATCTTTACTTCGAACAGAACCACGTACATAAGGAATAATACAATATGAACAAAAATTATCACAACCATCTTCAATTTTAATAAATGCTCTGGTATGATTATAATCACTTATATACATATCTTCAAAATCTAAATTTCGATCATTATAAAACTTAACATATTTTTTTTCGGTTTCAATATATTCTTTAATTAACTTATCAATAATAGATTTATCTCTATTACCAATTAATATATCAATATCTAAAGACTCATAAACACTCTGTTTATTCTGAGAACTGCAACCTGCAACAACTAATATTGCATTACTATATTCTCTTTTTAACCTTCTAATCATTTTTAAACATTTCTTATCAGCAACATTTGTAACAGAACAAGTATTAACAATAATAATATTTGCATCACTCAAATCTTCTGTATAGAAAAAATTAGATGAAAGCATATTTTCTTTCATCATATTAGATTCATATTGATTTACCTTGCAACCAAAAGTAATAATATTAAACTTCATATACCTCTACCCCAATTCTTGTTGTAATCTTTTTAAAGCTTCTAAGAAAGCTTCTTCTTTTTGAAAACTAATGACTCTAACTTCTAAGTTAGGTGTTGAATCATTTTTTTCTTTTATTAAATTATCTAAATTTACTTTTTTAACTGATAAATCATCATGCATTTCTTCAGTTTCATAATTTAGTTCATAGTTACTTCCCTTTTTTAATAATTCATCATAACTAATAATAGCTTTATCTTCTTGTTCTTGTTCATAATTTGTAAAATTAATATTAGCTTCTTCTTTATTTTTCATATTCTTCTTCAGTTCCTTCGCTATTTTCATTTCTTGTGTCTCCCCCAGGCTCTTCTCATCCTCATCTTTATTAGCCATAATAAAGTATATGAGCATAACTACAAGAATCATGAGTATTAACACAGCAAAGAAGAACACTACATCAACAAGTCTTAAAGCCATTAATAAACTCCATATATCACTAAATAATTTCATTATTACCACCACAATAATATTTTATCACTTATCAAAATTTATGTTAAGTCTTTCACATCAATTTGACACACCCATATGTCAAACATTGACACCTATTATAGCACTACAAAATACATTTGTCAAAATTTTTAGCTAATTATTTCTATTTTGTTTCGCATTTATTTTTCATTAAATACTTGACTAGTTACTTTCAAGTCGTTTAACGTACTTTTTTCTATTGGTATAAAATACATTAAATATTTACTACTATTTTTAATTTTTTTATTAACATCATATATTATTTTAACACCATCATCATTTATTTCTAAATTAATATTCTTAATTTCTAGATTATCTTTATATTTAATAAAATCTACGATATAATCATTCTTTTCAAAACTATTATTAGTAAGTAATGTAAATTCACTAGTGCCATATTCATTCATAAGTTTAGTATAATCATCATAACTAGTAAGTAGTTTACTTTCATTTTTAGATTTAGATACTACAATACCTTGAGCTACAGCTTTAGGTTTAGTAAAATATCCAGCAGCACTCATACCAAGTAACATAGATATTATAATTACCCCAATTACAAGTAAAATAATTATTATTTTCTTTTTCATAATTCTCCCATAAAATAGTATTTTTAATATATAGTGTGGCTGGCAGGGATCACACGTATGCAATACCCGTCTACACTCCTCGTTCGCAGCATAAGCCACAAGATAATCTTTGTCCTTCATCTCATTCACTATAAAACCTTAATCTTATAATCACTAGAACTATAAAGGTCTCTGGGCACACCCAGTACGCATTATTCGCATTGTTGTTGTTCACGTTGCCAGTGTTATTCACATTGAACGCATTAAAGGCATTGTCCGCATTACGGGAAATTTATCCACAAGATTACCCTAATTCCATTTATATGAAAATGGTATAAACAACAGTGGGACTTACATTAACTAAACAACCATTAAACGCCCATTTTTTTACCCTTTTTTGTTGATAACTTGGCACCGCTGCCTCACCTCGCACAAACCGCGAGACTCGGCAGTTGGGGTCTTCAACCACGACAATTTCTTACCTTCGCACTTATTTTTCACCCGGCCTGACCTAGCACACGGACGCGCTAGACAGGCATGTTCGATCCTAGTTTACCAAACTTAGCTACGGACAGTTTTTATAAATTAAAAATTTGATATAACTATCATGTTATACCAAATTCTTCTAAAACTCTTTAAAAATGGCAACTC